GTGGTCCCCTTGTAATTCCGGAAACCGAATTGTGCCTGGTGAAAGGCTTCGATCAGCTGCACGATCTCGGACGAGGCGCATTGGTGGTTCTTGGCGCTCTTGTTGCTCATACCTGGCAACGTGATGAAGCGCCCCCGCTCGCCGCCCTCCCCAGCTTTGAGGTTGAGCATGGCGCGCAGCACCTTTCGCATTCCCCATGCCTCGTCGGCCTCGACTTCGCCTCGGATCACCTCGTACTCCTCACGGGTGTGGGAGTGCGGCTTTCCTTCGAGCGTCGCGTTCGGAGCGTTGCGCAACCAAATGGCCAGTAATGCCGTGTGTTGGTCCGTCATGTCACTCCACACTTTCTTCTCGTACTTACCCAATTTGGGCTCCTGCTTGTCCGCCTTGTCAACCACGATGTCGAGCTCACGCCCGTCGGGGAAGATCAGCGTTTTCTCGACCTTGCAAAAGTGCCGAGTGTACGCAGTAGCCCACGTCAGTGGGTGCTTCGTGTCCAGCGGGGGTCTGGCCCCACTGATGTTCGGTCCGCAGTGGAACGCGTACTGCGTCCCGCCGCCTTCAGCGTTGAGGTGCTGCTTCAACAACTCCTCGTGCTGCTCATCCGAGATGCGCACGCGCATGTCCTCGTACGGCGTCCCCGTGAACTGGGATGCCGGGAGGCACGGAATGATGCGAGTGGCAGGGCCTTGGCGGCGCGTCAGAGCCTCAATGGATCGTTCCAACTTCTCCATCGCTTCGCTCTTCTGCGGGTTCCGAAACCAATCACCCTCGCCGTACTCTTCGTCCGAACTGTTCTGACACGTCGCATACGAGTTGTCGAGTCGTGCCCAGTGCGCCGCCATCTGCACCCCACGCTGCGCGCGGTTCAGGTACAGTGCGAGCACCAGCAGCTTGACCGAGTTCAAATACTGCTCCTCCGAAGCAGCATCGTCGAACTTCACGTAGTGCTTGTGCTGGGGACTAATGTCCCCGCGGAGCGACTTTGTGACCTTGGCTCCGACTGCCCCTGTGGCCTGGGTCAAATAGTAGGCCGGGGGGGATCGGTTCGTGCCGAAGGTTTTGTCCACGATGTTCGTCACGGATGCCATAGTGTGCATCGTGACCCGCATGTCGAAGACGATCAAGTCGCGTCCGCCCGCACACGCCAGACAAGGACCCAAGAACGACCCTCCACGGGTCTGGTTCACGTAGTCCTCGGAGGTCTCGATTGGTTCGAGCTCCGACGGGAAAGCAACTCGCACAAGGATCTCGCCAGAACCAAGTGTGAGTCCCGTCGCTGGGCGTGTTTGCGATGCCAGTAACGTCCCCGCGATAGCCCGTGCTTCGCGGAGGAATGGTTCTGCCTCAGTAGCATACGAGGCGAACCGTACTTCTCGTTGCTCACGTGACAACCCCATGTCGCGCAAAGGCGCAACGTTCAAACCAAGGAGTTGGTAGCCGCGGTTTTCGAGACTCGGGCCCACCATTGCTTTGAAGCCGGTGTGGGCCACGGATTTTGCGGCTCGGTCTGCGGCAACCAGGGTGCGACCAATCAATGACGTCTTCAACGTCTTGGCCACCTCCATCGCCGCATTTTCGCCGTCTCGGAACAATCCCTCCATTTTGATTGTTGTAAACCGCCTCACGTGAGTGGGACACGCCTGTCCCCTTTTGGTAGCTGCACGATGCAAGATTTTGACTAAGTCTCCG